GTCAAACTAAACTTTGGAGAATGGAACAATGAATTTATAGATCAGTTGGTCAACTTTCCTAATAGTCAATTACATGACGACTTAGTGGATGCTTTGGCTTATATAGATCAAATTCAAGTTGTTGATTACTTCCAAGACTATGAGGAAGAAGAATTTGAAGTAATTGATATGGTATCAGGTTATTAAAAGGGAAAACTATGGCACAAGATAAGTTAGTAAGTTGGTTAAATGGCACTCTTCAAGATTGGAGAGACCATAGAGATACAAATTATTTACCAGACTGGAAAGAGTATGAAAGACTTTGGCGAGGCGAGTGGGCAGCCGAAGACAGACTAAGAGACTCTGAAAGAAGCCGAATCACTTCTCCTGCTTTACAACAAGCCATAGAAAACCATACAGCAGAGATTGAAGAAGCAGTTTTTGGACAAGGTAATCATCTATTCGATATTGAAGATGACATGATGGACCAAGACAAAGGCGATATTGAGTACATGAAAGGCTACATGAAGGAGTGCTTCAAAAAGAACAAAGTAAGAAAAGCTGTAGGTGATGTTGTTCTTTTAGCTTCAATTTATGGTACAGGTATTGGTGAAATTGTTATTAAAAAAACAAAAGAACTTGTCCCTGCTACTCAACCTCTTCCTGATGTAGGAGCTGTTGCTGTAGGTGTAGAAGAAAAAGAAAAAGTAAATGTAACCCTTAAACCTGTATCTCCTCAAAACTTTCTTATTGACCCAACAGCAACTTCAATTGAAGATGCTATGGGCGTAGCCATTGAAGAGTTTGTCTCTGCACACAAAGTTGCAGAAAACATTGCTAATGGTGTTTACTTTAATGTAGACATCAATGATGATGCTGCACCAGATAAAGATTTAGAAGCAAGTTGGATTGATACAGAATATAACGATGACAAAGTTAAAATTGTTCGTTACTATGGTCTTGTCCCTGAAAAATTACTTGACGCTCCTGAAGGAGACAATGTAGAAGATTTATTTGAAACTGAAGAAGTTTCAGATCTTATGGAAGAGTATGGTAATTTAGTAGAAGCTATTGTTGTTATCGGAAATGATAGCAAACTTCTTAAAGCAGAACGATCACCTTACATGATGAAAGATCGTCCTATCTTAGCTTATCAAGATGACACTGTGCCTAATAGATTCTGGGGTAGAGGTATTGCAGAAAAAGGCTACAATATGCAAAAAGCTATTGATGCTCAGTTGCGTAGCCATTTAGATTCTTTAGCTCTTACTACAGTTCCTATGATGGGTATGGATGCAACACGACTACCTAGAGGAAGTAAGTTTGAAGTTAAGCCAGGTAAATCTGTTTTAACTAATGGTAACCCTGCTGAAATCTTAATGCCATTTAAGTTTGGTGCAACAGATGGTGGTAACATCCAAACAGCCCAAGCATTTGAGAATATGTTATTACAAGCAACAGGAACACTAGATACAGCAAGTATGCAAACTGTTCCAACAGGGGGTGAATTATCTATCACATTATCTGGAATACTAAAAAGAAACAAACGTACTCTAGTTAACTTCCAAGATCAATTCTTAATTCCATTTATTGAAAAAGCTGCATGGAGATTTATGCAGTTTGATCCAGAACATTTCCCAGTTAAAGATTGGAAGTTTGTTCCATCATCTACACTAGGAATGTTAGCTCGTGAAGTGGAACAAATGCAGTACATTAATCTAATGAAAACTTTAGGACCGACCAGTCCTGTATTACCTGTATTACTAAGAGGTGTTGTTGAAACATCTAGCTTAGGTAATAGACAACAGTTATTACAAATGTTAGATCAAATGAATCAGCCTAACCCACAAGAAGAGCAAATTAAAGCTCAAGTTATGCAACTACAAATGCAAAAAGCTCAAGTGGATATTGCTAAGACTGCTTCTGAAGTTGAAATGAATAAAGCAGAGGCTACAAAAGATCTTGCAGAGGCTTCAATTAAACCTGAAGAGGTTAGAGCAAAAATATTACAGGCTATCTCTACTAATCTTCCAAATGAAGATGACAAGATTCAAGCCGAGTTTGATCGTAGAGCTAAAATAGCAGAATTAATGCTAAAAGAAGCTGATATGGATCAAAATCGTGAGATTGTTGAGTTACAGATGCAGAAGAACATGAAGAACTTGACAAAGTAGGACATCTGTGGTATAATTATTATATAAACCTACTATTATAACACAAAGTTTAGAAAGGTGCAATAGTGGATAAAAAACTGCAAGAATATTACGAAGAAAGATTTTCCACCATGTCTACAAAAGGGTGGAAAGATTTTATTGAAGATGCTCAAGATATTTATGATAGCTACAATGCTATTAACACTGTAGAAAATTTTGAGGATTTTCATAAAAGAAAAGGACAATTAGATATTCTTCAATGGATTCTGAGCTTACAACAAGTCTCAGAACAAACCTATGAGGAGTTAAAAGATGAGAAAGTTATTTGAGTTTCATTGTTCATCATGTGATTATTCATTTGAAGAACTTACTGAATACACAAAAACTATCCCATGCCCAAAATGTAACTCTAACGCTGACAAAATAGTTAGTGCACCTAGAGTTAACTTAGAGGGTGTTACAGGTAGCTTCCCAGATGCAGCAAGAAGATGGGATAAAAAGCATTATCAAAAACTTGCAGAAGAGACTAAGAAAAAATATTCTTAGCTTCTTTCCTAAAATGCTAACAGCACAGGAGAAAATAATATGGCAGAATTAATTGATGAAGTTTTAGAAGAAGAGAAAGTGGAGGCTTCTTCATTAGACGAGATGGGTAAAGAGGCAGAAGAAACACCTGCAGAAGAGCCCGAAGTCGAAGCTAAGGAAGAAACTAAACCAGAAGAAGATCTACCCGAGAAGTACAAAGGAAAATCTCTTAAAGATATTGTCCTAATGCACCAAGAAGCTGAAAAGTTAATTGGACGTCAAGGAAGTGAAGTAGGAGAGCTCCGAAAAGTGGTGGATGATTTTATTAAAACTCAAACATCAAAAGATTCAGACACAAAAGAAACAGAAGTAAATGATGATGATTTTTTTACAGAACCTAATTCAGCTGTAAAGAAAGCAATAGACAGTCATCCTGCAATTAAAGAAGCTCAACAAGCTGCTTTAGCTATGAAACGATCAGAAACATTAGCTAAATTACAGTCTGAGTTCCCAGATATACAGACAACTGTTGAAAATCCAGAATTTGCCGAATGGATTAAATCATCTAAAGTGCGTACTGAGTTATTTGCCCGAGCTGAAACACAGTTTGATTACGATTCTGCTAAAGAATTACTTTCAACTTGGAATGAAAAACAAAATATTACGAAAAAAGTAGCTGAAACATCAAAAGTTGACAGAGATCAACAATTGAAAGCTGCTGATGTAGGCAGTAATGGTACAAACGAACCTGTTTCTAAAAAGAAATATCGTCGTAGCGATATTATTAAACTTATGCAAACAGATCCTGACCGATATGATGCTTTATCCAATGAGATTATGGCAGCTTACCGAGAAGGGAGAGTAATTTAACATTTTTGAAAGGAAACTGAGATGGCTTTAGGCTCAAATCATGTAACTACAACGACAGCTGCAACCTTTATACCTGAAATATGGTCGGACGAGATTGTAGCTGCTTATAAGAAAAACTTAGTAGCAGCAAATTTAATGAAAAAAATGGCTTTCGTTGGTAAGAAAGGTGACACAGTTCACATTCCAGAACCAACAAGAGGCACAGCATCTTTAAAAGCTGCTAATACACAAGTAACACTTCAAGCAGCAACTGAAGGCGAAAAAACTGTATCAATCGACAAGCATTATGAATACTCACGCTTAATCGAAGACATTACAGAAGTACAAGCATTATCATCATTACGTAGATTCTACACAGATGATGCAGGTTATGCTTTAGCTAAACAAGTTGATTCTTCACTTATTCAATTAGGTCGTGGTTTCAATGGTGGTGATGGCACAGCTGCTTATGATGGTGCTTACATTGGTTCAGATGGTACAACAGCATATGATGCAACTGCTAACACCAACGCAGGTAATGGTGCAGCGTTAACCGATGCAGCTATTCGTCGTATTATCCAAAGACTAGACGACAATGACGTTCCAATGGAAGGTCGTTTCTTCTTAATTCCTCCATCAGCTCGTAACACATTAATGGGCATTGCTCGTTATACTGAACAAGCTTTTGTAGGTGAAGTTGGTTCAAGCAACACAATTAGAAATGGCGAAGTTGGTAACCTTTATGGTATGCCAGTATTCGTATCATCTAACTGTGATACAGCAACAGGCTCAGACGCAGACAGAGTTTGCTTAATGGGTCATAGAGACGCAGCAGTTCTTGTTGAACAACAAGGTGTTCGTTCTCAAACACAATACAAGCAAGAATACTTAGGTACTCTTTACACTGCAGATACACTCTATGGTGTTAAAGAACTACGTGATGGTTCTGCTTTCGCATTAGTAGTTCCTGCGTAATGCAAAATGCCCCTCTGCAAAGGAGGGGCTATTTTTATGCTTATTTATTAAGTAAGCATAAACATAAAGGAGATAAGAATGAAATTTAAGGATAAGGTAAGTGGAGAAGTAGTAGAATTCGTAAGTGAGGTAGATATCGAATCTATGAAACATCATCAAGGTTATGAAGTTGTTGAGGAAACTGCTCCTAAAGCAGAAAAGCCAAAATCAACCAAAAAAGAAAGCGTATTAAACAAACTCTTTAAGGAATAAATATGGCTATATATAGAGGACCTGGTGGACCAGGTGATGCAACAACAGATGCAACAAATGAAGCTACAGTAGCAACCACAAAAGCTGCTGAGGCATCTGCTAGTGCCTCCAGTGCGGCATCTAGTGCTAGTACAGCTTCTACTAAAGCAAGTGAAGCAGCCACTAGTGCAACTAATTCAGCCTCATCAGCAAGTAGTGCCTCTACAAGTGCAGCATCAGCTTCTTCTAGTGCAACTGCCTCTGCTAACTCGGCTACATCTGCTTTATCTTCTCAAAACGCAGCTTTAAATGCCCAAACAGCTGCAGAAACAGCAGAAACAAATGCCTCAAGTTCAGAAACAGCAGCTGCAAGTTCAGCAAGTTCTGCAAGTACTTCAGCAACTAATGCTGCGACTAGCGAAACTAATGCAGCTAATTCAGCAACAGCTGCAGCAACAAGTGCGACTAATTCAGCTAATAGTGCCACAGCATCAGCTAATAGTGCGTCAGAAGCTGCCGCTTATGTAGATACTTTTGATGATAAATATTTAGGAGCTAAAACCACTGCTCCTACTGTAGACAATGATGGTGATCCATTAACAGATGGAGCTCTTTATTTTAATACTACATCTAATATTATGTATGTTTATGATTTAGGGACAACATCATGGTTACAGCTTACTTTAACAGCAGCAAATCAAACTAATGTTAACACTGTTGCTACTAATATTAATGATGTTACTACAGTTGCAACCAATGTGTCTGATGTTGTTACTTTTGCTACAACCTATCTTGGAGCATATGCCTCTCCTCCTACAACATCTCAAGTAGGGGCTTTATATTGGAACACTGGGGTTAATTCTTTATATATTTGGGATGGGTCTTCTTGGAATGCAGCAGCTTTTACAGCTTCTGGATCTGTAACTTCATTTAATACTAGAACAGGAGCAGTAACTTTATCATCAGCAGATGTAACTACTGCATTAGGATATACTCCTTCTACTGTTGCTAATTTAAATGACATAACAGATGTTACAATAACAACTCCAAGTACAAACCAAGTTCTTAAATACAATGGATCAGTTTGGGTAAATGATTCTGATACAGATACAGGAATACAGTATACAGACTTATCTGTATCTACAGCAGCAGCAGGTTCACCTGCCTTAGCTTACAATAATACTAATGGTGTGTTTACATATACTCCACCAGATTTATCTAGCTTTATTACAGCTAGTTCTACAGATACATTAACAAACAAATCAGGTAACATTAGCCAGTGGACTAATGACAGTGGATACTTAACTACTGAGACTTACACAGGTACAGTGACAAGTGTAGCTGCAACAGTTCCAACTGGATTTACAGTGACAGGTAGCCCTATTACAACAAATGGTACATTAGCTGTAGCGTTTGATACAGGGTATTCACTCCCTACAACAGCAAATCAAACAAACTGGGATACAGCTTATGGTTGGGGAGATCATTCTACAGTAGGGTATCTTACTAGCTATACTGAAACTGATCCAGTTGTTGGGGCTATTACAGGAATAGTTAAATCAGATGGAGCAGGTAATATTTCATCAGCTATTAGTGGAACAGATTATTTAGGTACTTCTGATATTGGTGTATCTGTACAAGCGTATGATGTTGATACATTAAAAGCAGATGTAGCAGATACTCTGACTGCACCATTTAGAGGAACTGTTACTACAGACAATGACTTATCATTTGACCAGAATGTAACTAATAACTTCTCATGCACACCTACAGCAGGTGGTACATTGACCTTTACTAACCACACAGCAGGTCAGTCTGGTTATGTGTTATTAGATAACTCAAGTGGCTATGCAATTACAGCAGCAGCAACTACTAAAATTACTGCAACAGATTTAACAACCATCTCAACAGCAGGGGTATATTTAATCTCTTACTTTGATAATGGTACTAACGCATATCTCACTGTTAGTGCAAGTTATAGTTAAGGAAATAAATGAGTTTATTACAAAACAGTAATGCCATATCTACAGGTGGTGCAGATTATAACCTAGAATCTAGTCTACGCTTACGTTCAAGTGCAGATGCGTATTTAAGCAGAACACTAACAGCAAACTCTACTAGTTCTACAACAATGACATTTTCTTGGTGGCATAAATGGGGTGGCGATGAAGCACAGTATGTATATACATCTAATACTACAGACACAAAATGGTTTAGAGTAGGACTAACAGGTTCAGCAAAATTGTATGCTTGGTATAGAGATTCATCAAGCGTAAATCAAATGGATATACAAACTAATGCAGTATTTAGAGACCCATCTGCTTGGTATCACTTTACTATTGTTATAGATACTACTCAAGCAACAGCATCAAATAGAGTAAAACTCTATGTTAATGGAGAACAAATAACTTCTTTTTCAACTGCTTCTTACCCAAGTCAAAATTATACTTTTCAAGGAGTAATATCTACATCTGGAAATGCTGTAAATATAGGAAGGTCTTTTGTAAATAGCACTGCACTTCACCCATTTGAAGGGTATATTACTGAATATCATCATATAGACGGACAAGCACTCACACCATCAAACTTCGGTTCATACGATGGCACAACTGGTGTATGGAAACCTAAAGAATACACAGGCACATACGGCACTAATGGTTTCTATCTACCTATGAAAGAAACACAACAAGCAACTGGATTTAATACAGTGTTGTGGACAGGTAATGGTGGAACACAGTC